CATATCGGCTTCTTTGGTGAGCTCACCATGAATAACCCGCTGCACATGGCCAAGCTCTACGACTCGGTGTTGTAAGAGAGGAGAGAGAAAAGATGTCGAATCCCTCCAAGCACATCAGCCCGACGCTCGGCGTCAATCTGGGTGCGATCTATCCGTCGACTGACCCGTTTTACAACGAGGTGCCTCTCGGCACTGTTGTACGGGCCAGGAATGGCAGGATGTACATTTTCGCCCAGGCCTCGGCCGGCGTCGCCGATAATACGGCGGTGATCCTGACCGAGCCCGCGATGACCGTCGCCACCGGTGCCGGCGCCTGGACCACCCGTTCCGGTGCGCTCAGCACCGGTGATCGGGCGTGGGTTGAAAGCAACGCGATCTGACGAAGCGGGGCGGGGCTCCGGTCCCGCCCTCCCATCGCACCCTCCCAGAAAGGACAATCCCCATGGATGCCTCGAGCACCAAGCATCTGCATATCGAATTCAAGAATGTCGCCGTCGAGAACCGCGCCAAATCCCTCAAGGAAGGCCGCCCGATCTTTGACCAGCAGGAGCAAGTCCATATTAAGTTCGTCGGTGATACCCGCAAGGAACTCGTCGCGCCGGCGCATGAAAAGTGCATTCGTGACCCCGCGACGAACCTGTGGGTCAGCTATGCCCAGCTCTATCATCGCCATTATGATGCCTTCAAATCGGGCGAGGCCGCAATCGGCGACGGCACGCCCATCTCGGAACTGCCGTTCCTGACCGAGGCGCGCCGCGCGGAGCTTAGGGCGTTGCATATCCACACGGCCGAGTCCCTGGCTCAGCTCGAAGGTCCGAACCTCTCTCGCCTGGGCATGTTTGGCCGCGAGCTTAAGGAGCAGGCCAAGACCTATATCGAGCGGGCGAAGGAAACCGCGCTTGAAAGCCGCCTCTCGGCCGAGAACGTCGCGCTCAAGTCCCGCCTTGAAGTGCTGGAGGCGCAGCTTTTGCAGGGGAACATTGGCGGTCGCCAGATCGAACAGCCGGCAGCCGCCCGGCCCGAGCAGACCGGCGACGATCAAGCGCCCTCTGTCTTCGCCAATTGGGACGCCGCGGCGCTCAAGGCCTTCATCAAGGAGCGCACCGGCACGGCGCCCAAAGGTCAGCCTGGTCACGACACGCTCGTCCGCCTCGCTGAAGACGCGAACGCCAAAGAGGCTGCCTGACCATGACTGTTCTCACTGCAATTCAGAATGTCTCGGCCTGGATCGCTCTGGATCAGCCGGAAGCCGTCTTCAGCTCTGCCGCGCGCGAGCATTTTGAATTGCAGGTGTTGGCGAATACAGCTGGCCTCCATATCGCTAAGGATTATGAATGGCAGGCACTCAAGGTGGTTGCCACGCTCGCCGGCGATGGCACCAAGACCTCTTTCGACCTCCCCGCCGATTACGACCGCATGCTGAAGGCGGCCGAGCTCCGGTCGAGCCGCTACATCACTTCCCTCACGCATATCACCGACAGCGATCAATGGCTCGACATGGAGATCCGCCAGTTCAACCAGGTCGCCGGCATGTGGACGCTCCATGGTGGGCAGGTGCACATCCGGCCGGCGCCGGCGACGGGCGAGGCGGTAAAATTCTTCCACATGTCGAAGCTATGGGCCAAGGACGATCAGGGCACGCTGAAGGACGGCTTCACCAAAGACACCGATACCTTCCGCCTTTCCGAGACGCTGCTCGAACTCTGCATGATCTGGAAATGGCGCGCGCAGAAGGGGCTGCCCTATGCGCAGGACCAGGACAACTATGAGGACGCGAAGGAGAAGCTGATCACCGCAGACAAGGGCGCGCGCATCATCGCTGTCGGTCGCACCCGGCGCCTGCGCGGTGTCACGCCGGCCTATCCTGTCTCGGTTGTGCCCTGATGCCCGTTTTTCGCCGCCGGCAGGTGCCGGCAACCGCTCAGGCCCGCGCCGGTCAGAAGGTCTTTCCGGCGCCTATCCGCGGCTGGATCGAATCGGAGAGCCTTGCGCAAGATATCCAGGGTGGCGCCAGCATCTTGGAGAACTTCTTCCCGACGACGCGCGGCATCCGGCCTCGTGGCGGCTCGCTTCGTCACGCCACGATCTCCGCCGGCGTAAAGAGTCTCATGGTCTGGCGTAGCGGCGCGTCGGAACGGCTGTTCGGGACGGACGCCACCAAAATCTATGACATTACCAGCCCGGCGAGTCCGACGGTGCAGCCCGCCGCGGCGGTCAGCGGGTTGACCAGCGGTGTCTATTCGTCGGTCATGTTTGCCGGCACCGGTGGCGACTTCCTTGTGGCGGTCAATGGCACCGATGATCGCCGGCTGTTTGACGGCACGACCTGGACCACGTTGCCGGCAATCACTGGGGTTTCCGCGTCGGCGCTGTCACATGTCTGGGTATTCAAGAACCGGCTGTTCTTCGTGCAGAAGAACACCATGAACGCTTGGTGCCTTGCCATCGACGCGATCGGCGGTGCCGCCTCGAAGATTTCCCTGTCGGGTGTCTTCAAGAAGGGCGGCTCGCTGCTCTTCGGTGACACCTGGTCGGTCGATGCCGGCGATGGCCTCGACGATATCTGTGTCTTCATCAGCACATTGGGTGAGGTCGTCGCTTTCTCGGGCAGCGATCCTGCCGATCCGCTGAACTGGAGCATGGAAGGCCGATATGACATCGGCCGGCCGCTCGGCCCGAATGCCTGTTTCCGCGCCGGCGGCGATCTCGTCATCGGGACGATTGACGGCCTGATCCCGCTTTCGGCGGCAATGAACAAGGACCCGGCATCGCTGACGCTGGCCGCGGTCACCCGCGCGATCGAGCAGGAGTGGAAGCGTCAGGCCGTGACGCGCGAAACCAGCATGAATTGGTCGGCGCTGAAATGGGGCTCCCGCAGCATGGGCATAGTCGGCCTGCCGACCGTCGGCGCGAGCGAGAAATGCGCTCTCGTCGTGAACTTGCTGACCGGTGCCTGGGCGAAATACACGGGCTGGGATATCTCTTGCCAGGCCGAAATGGGCAGCCGCGCTTTCTTCGGCACGCCGGGCGGCGGCGTCATGATCGCTGAAGCCAGCGGCACCGATGACGGGGCGCCGTATCAATGCACCTTCGTCGGATTGTATGACCATCTCAGGTCGCCGATCGCCATGAAGACGGCCAAGATGGCGCGTACGTCCTGGCTCTATCGGCAGCCTTTCGCGCCCAAGGTGTCGATATCGAGCGATTACATTGCCAAGCTGCCAGCCTATCCGCCGGCGGCGCAGCATCCGAGCCTCGATGTCTGGGACGTCGGCAAGTGGAACGTAGCGCTCTGGGACGCTGGCACGGCGCAACAGCTGGTGACGCGCTGGGTGTCTGTCGCAGGGCAGGGCTTTGCTCTGGCGCCAAACATCCAGGTCACGTGTTCGCATGCCGGACCGCCCGAAGCCGAGCTCATCTCGGTCGATCTGCTTTATGAGCAGGGAGGGATGGCGGTGTGAAGCCAGTCTACGGGCAGGACGAGGCCGTTGCCGAGCTGGTGGCGAGCCTGATCCCTGCCGCCTCGCATGGATTCGGCGCCTTCACGGCCATGGGCGTCGATCATCACGGCACGCTCGTTGGCGGTTTCGTCTTCACCAATTGGTCGCCTGAGGCCGGCACGATAGAAATCAGCTATGCCGGCATCGACCGGCGGTGGCTGACCCGGTCGGTGCTTCATGCGGCGTTCTCGTATGTCTTCGACGGCATCGGCTGCCAGATGGCCATCGCGCAGACGCCGGCGCAGCAGCAGCACGCCGTCCGCATCGCGCGTGCTTATGGCTTCAAACAGGTGACCATCCCGCGGCTCTATGGCCGCGACCAGGACGGCATCATATCCACGCTCACCGCCGAAGACTGGCGGTCGAACGGTTTCCACAAGGAGCATCGACATGGGTAAGGGCAAGGCGCCGAAGCCGCCAAACATGAGCAAGCTTGCCGATCAGCAAACCTCGACCAATATCGGCACGTCCATTGTCGAGAGGATGATGAACATGGGTGGCGGCATCGAGACGCCGGACGGCTCTGTGAATTATTCTCAGAGCGGCACGTATGACTATGTAGATCCCGTGTCGGGCAAGAAATTTTCGATTCCGCTGATGAAGACAACGTCATCGCTTTCCGCCGCGCAGCAGGCCATCAAGGACAGGGGCGACGCTGCGAAGCTCACCGCAGCCGATACTGCGGCGATGCTCGCCAAGCAGTTCCAGGACGCTGGCAGTTTCGAGAATGACATCGAGAACAAGGTCTACGATTTCCAGATGAAGCGGGTGCAGCCCCAGGTGGACATGATGCGGAAGCGCGCCATCACCGACGCGACCAATCGCGGCATCCGGGAAGGCACTGCCGCCTACGACGTCCTGATGCGCAATACCGGGGAGCAGGAGAACGACGCCTACAATCAGGCCGCCCTCACCAGCCGCAGCACGGCACTAGGCGAGCGCGCCCAGCGTGCCGGTGAAATCGGCACCTTCCTTGGCATGGGACAGCCTGGCGCAGCACCTGCCCCGCCGCAATTTCAGACCAACATGCCGATGGTCGACCGTATCGGAACCGGTGTGAAGGACTACGAGAACAAGATGGCGGCCTATCAGCAGAAGAGCCAGACCATCAATCAGGCGCTGGGCGGAATGTTCGGTATTGCCGGCAACTTCATCAAATATTCGGATCGTCGGCTGAAGACCGATGTGAAGAAGGTCGGCAAAACTGGTGATGGTCAGAATATCTATCAGTATCGCTACAAGGGTGGGGGCGGCATGCAGCTCGGCCTGATGGCGCAGGAGGTCGAGAAGAAGCATCCCGATGCTGTGAGCAAAGACGCCTTCGGCTTCCGCCGTGTCGACTATTCCAAGGCTTTGGAGGGCGCGTAAATGGGATTCATTTTCGGAGGGAATACCGGCGTCAAGTCTCCCGAGGAGCTTGAACAGCGCCGGGCTATTGCGCGCCGGCTCATGATGAAGTCTGCAGGTCAGCAGCCTCAAAATGTCTGGGAGGGGCTTGGCTCCCTTGCTGATGCTGTCGGGTATCGGTTCGCACAGAACAAGCTCGACGAAGCCGAGACGAAGCAGCGTGGCGCGGCATCTGATCGCTTCAAGGCGCTCTTTCAGCCGAAGGATTTTGCCACGCCCGCCTCCTATTCGCCCGACGAACAGACCGGCGCGCCGGGATACCGGGCGATTGCCAAGGCTCCTCCCCGCCAGAATGAACCGGGGTCGTGGCTCAATCAGCAGCTTCGCAGCGATCCGGACCTGAAGCTAACGCCCGCAGCGGCGGCCGGCATCACCGGGAACCTCGATCTCGAGACCGGCGGCTTCAAGCACATTCAGGAGATCAAGCCAATGATCCCCGGCTCGCGCGGCGGCTACGGCTGGGCACAGTGGACGGGACCGCGGCGCGTGCAGTTTGAGGCCTGGGCGAAACAGAACGGTCTCGATCCGTCCTCCAGGGAGGCGAATTTCGGCTTCCTAAAGCATGAACTGATGAATACGCCGGAGGGCAAGGTATTGGCGTCGCTCCACGGCGTCGAAGATCCAGGACAGGCCGCGACCATCTTTTCGGACCAGTTTCTGCGGCCCGGCATTCCACACAATGATCGTCGCGTCGCCGCTGCTCAGGGCTATTCTGGCGGCTCGCCAAATATCCAGCATGCCGGCGACCCGCAGCCCGTGCGCCTGGCGCAGGCCGGTGGCCCGAGCCTCAGCGAGATGCTGCAGGTCTATGCAGACCCGTGGACGTCACCGGAGCAGAAAAGCGTTCTGCAGATGTATATCGAGCGGGAAATGCAGGCTTCCGATCCGGTTCGCCGGCAGCAGCTCGAGAAGGGCGAGCTCGAAATTGATGCGCTCAAGAACCCGAAGATCGAATATGGATACGAGACGCTGCCGGATGGGACTTTGATCCGAGCCGACAAGCGCGGTGGCATCGGCGCTGCCAACATCAACACGGGTGGAAGTAGCGACAAACAGATCTTCGACGCTCTGGGAGAGAGTGCCACCACTGCCCGAGCGGCGGTAAATGGTCTCGCAGGTATTCGTGAGGCCAGGAAGGCGATTGCCGGCGGTGCCATTACTGGCGCTTGGGCTAATGAGCGTCTCGCACTTCAGAAGGTTGGTGCTTTCCTTGGGGTGACCGATTCCGACAAGATTGTGAACACCGAGACCTTCAGGAGCGCCATCGCGCCGCAAGTCGCGGTCATGCTCAACGCCACCCTCGGCAGTGCCCAGATTTCCAGCTCGGATCGCGAGTTCGCACTGCAAGCGGCCGACGGCTTGATCACGCTCGATGAGCGGTCCATCACTCGCTTGCTCGACATCATGGAGCGCGCCGGTAACGCCGCGATCGAAGGGCATATGAATCGACTTAACAAGGTCTATCCGAGCGGCAAGGGCTTCGACCGAGAGCGCGCAATCTTCGGCGTCGACATGCTGGCACCTGAGCCCCCGCCTCAGCCGAACCGGCGCATCCGAATTGATGGAAACGGGAGGATCGTGCGATGATCGAAGTCCAACTTGAAGATGGTCGTACACTTGAAGTTGACGCGCCTGACGAGGCGAGCGCCGCAGCCGCTGCAAAATCGTTCCTCGATCGAGAGTGGGCGCAGAAGCGGATCGAAGCCGAAGACGCGCAACGCGGTCAGGTCGGCCGACTGTTCAAGAATTTCAGCGACGGCACCAACCAGCTTGCCGCCAATATTCCTTTTGCTGGCGGCCTCGTCGACGAAGGCAATGCGTTCGTCCGTTCCGGAGGCGGCCTCTGGGGTGATTACGACCAGGCACTCGCCTATGAGCGCGAGCGCCAGTTGCAAGCGACCCAGCGCAGCCCGACTGCTTCCAAGATCAACAGTCTTGCAGGTGCCCTTGGGGGCGGCGCTGCAATCCTCAAGGTGTTGCCGGGTGGCGCATCAGCGCTCATTCCCAAGACGGCTCCAGCAAGGATACTGGCCGGCGGGGGATCCGGCGTGGCTGGCGGCGCCGTAGAAGGCTTCACGCGCGGCGAGGGTGGTTTTGATAATCGGGTCGCTGAGATGCCGTTGTCCATGGCCGTCGGCGGGGTAGCGGGAGTAGGGTTCCCTGTTTTGGCCAAGGGCATCGGTGCGGGGTACAGTGCCGCTGCCTCCTGGCTGGCCAACCGAGGCATCGATGCAAAGTCCATCAATATTCTTCTCGATCGTCTGAAAGCCCAGGGAATGATGCCCGAGCAGGCGCAGGCACGAATTGCCGAGTTGGGCGACGAGGCCATGCTGGCCGATGTGACCCCGGGCATGCAGGCTTTTATGGGTGGCACCGCCTTTGCTGACACTGGTGCGGGCAATATCATCGGTCAGCGCCTGGTACGCCGGCGCGAGGGTGGCGGTGATCGGATGCAAAACGTTCTTGATGAGGCCTTTGGCCCTCCGAAGCACCCATACAATGTCGTCCAGAATGAGCAGCCGATCCGACACGCCGACTGGTCTTCTTCCCTCCATCGCAACCGGGAGGCTTATGAGAAGGGACGCACTGAGGTTCTTACCAATAAGGTTTCACCAGCAGAGCACGCCGCCGATGTCGCCAATTATACTCCGGAAGAACTGGCGATGAGCAAGGCTGGCATGCGCTATGACATCGACCGCAGGCTATCGAACATCCGCAACAACCCGGACATGGCCGCGGATCGCGTTCTCTTGCGCGACAACAACATGGAGAAAGTGCATTTTTCGATCGGTTCTGATAAGTCTCGAAACCTCCAGCGAGGTATCGATCGCGAGGGAATCTTCAACGATACCAGCAGTTTTGGTGAACCTGCAAGGTTGCTCCGTATGGAGGGGACCAATGCGGCTCGTGACTTTTGGGGCGCCAATGCCAGGCCGGGGGTCGTCGGTGATATGATTGCAGCCGGTCTGGCCACCTCCGCCACCACCGGTTCCTTGCTTGCAGGCACGAAAGCAGCCGCCGATGCCGGCACCAATCGCCTGCGTCATGCCATAGGCGCCACTCTTACTCCCAAGGCTTCGCCCGCCTTGATTCAGAAGACGGCCGAGAACCTTACTGCTCAGCGGGGTGATTTGAGGGGCCTTGCCCGCTTGCTGGTCGATAAGGCCCAGGAGCTTCCGAAGCGCTCGGAAGCAGCACGGAACATCGAGAAGATTGTGCGCCTGTTGCTCTCTACTCAGGCCGGTCGAGTCGGCTTTGAGAGTCAGCATCTGATTGCCGGCGGTCCTTGATGAGATCGCGCAGGAGCCATCTCCGCACAAAGATCGTGACGATGTAGAGGACGATGTAGATCTACCGGCTCAGATCCGTCGCCCGCGGCGCCAGGCGATCCCTCGGCTGTAACCAGTTCACAGAGCCAAAAGTCTAAGCCGTCGGCCAGAATGCTGCCGGCGATCTCAAGTCCCCCAACCCGAGTGCGGTGCATCGCCGCCATATAGGAGGATTTCGCATGCCTCGCAACGGATCGGGCATCTACGGCCCGCCCGCCGGCACCGCTGCAGTGCCCAATACTACGATAGAAAGTGCGGACTACAATGCTGTTGTCGCCGATTTGTCTCAGGCGCTGACGGACAGTGTCAATGTCCTGGGTACAGCGCCATTTCTGGCCAATCAGCCCATGGGCGGCAGCAAGTTCACTGGGCTAGGCGCTGGCGCGGCGGCTGCCGACAGCGCCAATCTCGGCCAGGTCCAATCGGATACTGTCGCCCACGCGATCGCAGTTGGCGGAACCGCCGATGCCATAACGGCGACATTCTCGCCGGCCTTCGTGGCCTATGCTGCCAAGATGCGTTTCCGGTTCACGGCTGGGGCCGCTAACACAGCGGCAGCCCCTACAATCAACATCGACGGCCTGGGCGCCAAGATCATCAAGAAGTTGAATGGCGCGGCCCTCGCGATTGGCGACATCGCGGGTTCAGGCCATGTCTGTGATTGCGTCTACAACGGGACTGATGTCATTCTCCTGAATTTCGCTCCGGTAGCTGTCGATCGCGAGCAGAACTTTTCCGCGAAGCAGACCTTCTCGAAGC